TCAATCCTGTATCAGACTTTTTGTTTTTCTCAAAAGTTTCAAATGCCCAGCCATGGCCTTCAGGAGTTGTTGTTGCATAGAACTGTTGAACATTACCTGATCTAAGTCTCGCCAGTGCCATATTCATTGCCTGTTCTGCATCACGTTTTGGAACAGTATCTGCCTCATCAAATCCCACAGCACATAAGTTTTGCCCTCGTAATCGCTGATATGTAAGCATTGTTCTGAGCAAGATTGTATGAGTTCCTTCTGCAAATTCCAAATTGTACTCAGGTAATGGTGATGCTCTGAATGTGTAAGGGATCTGCCATTGATCTAATAGCTCGTTCATTGTTCTTTGCAAAATATCTCTAAGCATTGGCGCAGTCGGTTCAAATATTGCTGACACATGACCAACATTAAGTGCTGCCAGTATGCAAGATTTTGAAATTAAAGCATGAGTTTTACCAGCACCAAAACCACAGACAAGAGCCAGTTTCCTATGGTCAAGGTCATCGCAAAACTTTGATTGATGCGGAAGTAAATCTTGATTTATACGTTCTATTGCTTCACTTGCTGTCGGTAAATCATATGCACCGATTTGATATAAAACATTCCCTGGTCTTGCCGTATCTAAAATGCTCACGAAACAATTTGTGCAAGTTTGGCTGCTGTATTGATTGCACCAAGAGCAATATGATAATGACCAGCCTTTCTAGCCTCCATCTGTAAGGTGCTACATTGTGCCAAAAGGTCAGCCACCATCTGGGGTCTTTCCATGTCCCAATCCTTCTTTAATTCTTCTCTAGCTATGTTTATGTACTTACAACAAGCTCTTTCACTCACCCCCCAGTTCTCGGCTGCATAACGTACGCAGTCGGATCTACGGCCACCGTTTGCGATGATACGAGCAAACTTTTGTGACCTTATTATTGTTTCAGGTTTTGATCCTTTTTGAGCCATTAACTAGATGATACACGTTTTGCTTTGTTACCTGTAAAATCCTCCCACCTTTTAACTATTACATCACAATATTTTGGGTCTAACTCCATTAAAAATGCTTGTCTTTTAAGACGTTCAGCAGCTATAAGTGTTGATCCGGAACCTCCAAATAAATCAATTACATTACCTTGTTTATGATTTATCAAAGCCCTTTCTGCTAATTCAACAGGTTTTTGTGTTGGGTGCATGTATGAAACATCTTTTTTTACTTGCCATAAATCACTTTCGTTTTTTATGTGCTTATCAATTTTTGCGTTAAATAAACAAAACTCATGTTGATGTCTATAACCAACCCCTAAACCAAAAACATTTTTTGCCCAAACAATACAACCTTTAAATGGTAGCTTTGTTTGTAATGTTGCGTAAAATTTCCAATTACACCAAACGTAATAATGATTAGGTTTCAAAATATTTATAATTTCAACCATTCCTGTAATAAGTTCATCAAAAGAATCTTCAGATAAATCATCATTTTTAATCACATCAAATTTTCCACTCCTACCATTAAAAGCAACATTGTAGGGAGGATCAGTAAAGACCATATCAGCCTTATTGCCATCCATTAATTTTTCAACATGCTGAATATTTGTAGAGTCACCACATAAAAGCCTGTGATTGCCAAGAATATATAAGTCACCTTCTTTTGTAATTGGTTCATTTGGTACTTCTGGAACATCATCAGGGTCTGTTAATCCTTCTGCAGGTAATACTTCTGTCTCTCCAAGTAATTCTTTTAAATCATCATTATCAAACCAGGGATTTAGGTCATGCTCTTGGCTAAGTTCTTCAAGCATATTTAAATCCCATTCTGAAAGGTCGGAACTTCTATTGTCTGCAAGTGCAAGCCCAACCTTGTCATCTTCTGAAAGCCCAGTTCTTTTTACGGCAATAATTTCATTACCATCAGTTTCTATAACTTTAAGATTTTTTATCCCTGCTGCCTTTGCACCAGCGATTGTTCCATTTCCTGCAAGTATTCTGTTGTTTTCGTCAATCACTATTGATCTTGCAGCACCAAACTTTTGCAGTGATTCTTTTATAAGTTTTGAGGAACGATCAGTACGCTTACGAGCATTTTTATGATCGTTTTGTAAATCATTTATTGAAGTCATAAGTTTATAGTAGTTCAGTATTTAAAAATAACAAAATAAGACTCAATTGAGACTGTGGGTTGTTCTCACGTTCTTAAGTGTACCCAAGAATGCTTAAAACTTACCTAACCCTATATATCCCCCTATATTATCTATTATTATAAATATATATAAAACATAGAGAACATAGAGAACATATATATATAAGATAGTGATAGCAGGGATTTTAAGCGTTCCCAGAGGTGAGAACAGGTGAGAGAACAGGTGAGAACCACACCCATTTGGGTGTTCCCTGTATGCGTTTTCTTTTGCGTTCATATTGTAAGGATCTGAGAATGGATGAGACAGTCATAATGTCAGATTTTGTTTGTCTTTCGATTGGTTTTTCTACAGCTTCTGATAATAAAAGTTCAGTTGTAATATCTTTCATGGAATTAGCTGGATCGTTTAGATAATTGGTTATTACAGAAAGCCAAGGCGAATCAACCATATAACCAAGGTTTTCTTTTTCGATCTGGTTTTCCTGTTCAAAGGATAAAAAGTGCGATTCTTTATTTTTAAAGGCATGAACCGCTGCCGACCAGATGGAGTCACGTTCAAGCTGTAGGGAATCAAGATCTATTGATTTTGTAGTGCAGGGAATTATATGAAATCTTCGGTTGCCTGTGTCATCAATTAGCAAACCTGATTCTTTATTTGTACTTCCACAAATAATCCCTCTTCGAGGCCACTCTTCAACGGATTTCCCATATGGAACTCTGAGTAAGTCAGTTGATCTTGATAAAAAAGCTTTAATTGTGCCTGCGTGTTTTCTGGATGTTACCCCGTCAATTTCGCTCCACTCCATTCCCCATGAACGATGTAGGACGAGAAGATCATCTTTGGAAGAAATATCACCGAGGGCATCTGAGAAGAAGGGGCCGAACAGTGTCTGCCAGAATGATGATTTTTTTATTCCCTGTGAACCCTGTAAAACAGTTGCTGAATCATGCTTGCATCCTGGAATATAAACTCTTCTTACTGCGTTGATAAGAGTTAGTTTTAGGATTACATCATATATTGATGGTTCTTTAAGGTTTTGATCCTGTGGTCTTAGATATGTGGAGGCAAGCCTATCTATGTAAGTTGGTTGGATTTCGTTATAACAGTGATCGAGATATAATTTTACAGGATCATATTCATTTTCATGGGCTACTTTGAGGAGACAGTCTATGGCCATTTCTTTTGGTACTTTGTAACCAAGTTCTGCAAGCGTTAGATAGAAAAGTTCAATATTTTTAATTACTTTGCCATCCATTTCAATTGAATGTGAAAAAGTATTAAATCTGATTTCCTGTTTCAGGTTGCGTAAAAAGTTTATAAGTTCCTGTGATGTTAACTGTTCTAATTTTCGGGGAACAGGTGTTGGATCTTCTGTTGGTTTTATTGAAGTAGGAAAGGATCTAGGCGGTGGAGTCCAACCATCTTCTGCCGCAAACTTTTGGAGAGTACCAAGGGAAACCCCAGATGACTTGAAGGATTGCCATTTCTTTTCACATTCCCCTGATTGATATTTGCTGTTCTTTTGTGATAGCTGTTCCCAATCTTGGAGAAGCGAATTATCACCGACAGAATGTGCAGCCATGCCTATCTTTAGCCAAGCATCATAATCATCAAGCCGATTAGGATTTATTGATTGAAGAAGTGAACGTGCTTTATCAGTATCTGAATTTAATGTTTGTATCTGTGGAGTTGTTGTTTTTTTCTTATGCTCCATCATCTTTTCGATTATGGCAAAAGGAGCTTCTGCGATTTCAAGATCTTTTGGTGATCTACCATCCATCCATCTATAACCATCAGTCTTTGGATGTTTTCCAGATACTATGGATTGCGTACCATTCCAACGCAGTTCGATCTGTTCAACAGAACCATCTTCATCTTTAACACCTGTC